ATCGATGATGTTATGATTCAATCCAGTTATACATTAGAATTGAATACAGGTGTAGGAACAGGAACATTTGAACAACGTGAGGTTGTTTTCCAGTCCGATGACGGCACACAAGCAAATGCATATGTGGTGGCAATAGTCCAAGAATGGGTTAAGCCAGATGATATGTTAAAAGTATCAAATGTTGCAGGTGAATTCCGTGATAACGTTGCAATTATAGGTGCAACAAGCGGTGCAGAATATTACCTATCTTCATATGATCCGTTGAAAGATAGCACAAGAAATGAAGCTTATGATAACGCTTACTTGAATGACACCGCAAGTAATATCATAGACTTCACAGAAACAAATCCGTTTGGAAGAATATAATGTCAACATATAATCGTGTCATAAGAAAATTGGTTGTTGGTTTTGGTAACCTATTTGACAATATAACATTGTATAGATTCAAACCAGACAACACAGAATCGGAAAGATTTATTGTTCCAATCGTATACGCTTCCAAAGAACGTTATGTTATGAGACTGGAAGAAGATTTGAATTTGGATAAAAAAGTCCAAACAACTTTGCCTAGAATGTCATTTGAAATGGCAGGATTGAATTATGATTCTAGTAGAAAACAAAACACAAATATTAAAAATTTTGCAGGCACATCAGGCACTGGTGTATTGGCACAATATAATCCAGTTCCATATAATTTTGATTTTAACCTCTACATATATGTTCGTAACATTGAAGATGGCACACAAATCATAGAACACATTTTACCCTTCTTTACACCAGATTATACAATCAAATTAAATTTAATTCCTGAAATGGGAATCATTAAAGAAATTCCAGTTATTTTGAATAGCACATCTCACGATATTGTTTATGAAGGCGGTAGAGATAATGAAACCAGAATGATTATTTGGACATTAAACTTTACAGTCAAAGGTTTTATATTTGGTAAATTTAGAGAAACCAATGTCATTAATCGTGCTTTCGTGTCTGTTTACAATCAAGTAAGACAGGATGAATTGATAGAATTTTATATGGATTTAGATTCTGGTTATGGAACATATAAAGTTGGAGAAACTGTATATCAAGGATACACAGCTGACGATGCGACAGCCACAGGAGTTGTTGTTCAATTTACAGACAACATTTTACGCTTAAAAGAATTAACAGGAAACTTTGTGTCGGATAAACCTATATACGGAATTAATACATTGGCAAATTATAACTTCACTTCTTATAACTTGAACCCATTGAAATTTGTTGAAGTTGATTCAGTTGGTAGAGTTACAACAGACATTGATTATATGTCTGTGGATAAGGAAGAAGCTAAGGCTGATAATACATTGGCACAAGTTTTGACAATTAATAAAGCCGCAAACCAGTAACAAAAGATGAGAGAAATAAATGTCTAAAGAAACTATTAATATTGGTATTAGAGCAAATGATGGCAAAGGAGATTCTTTACGAGTAGCCTTCACCAAAACAAACAACAACTTCACAGAGTTGTTTACAACTGTTGCAAATAACTCTAATACTTCAAACACTTATTATGAAACAAACCAAGAACTAGCTCAAAACGCATACAATAAGGCAAACACAGCTTCTCTTGGAGATATATTGTTTGATGATACAGTAATGTATAGTAACACCAAGGTTGAAATTGGAAACGACCATCATAGTCGTAAAGCTTGGGGTATGACATTTGGTCAAACAACAACTCAAGCCAACAATGCTTATGGAAGTGCTGTTGCATATGATAATGAAAACAATATTTTGGTTGCGATGACAACACAAAACGAAGTTACTGGTTTACCACAATCAACGGTAATTAAATTTGATCCAAACGGATTAGTTTACTGGAGAAAATCTGTTCCAGCAACAAATACAAATAATGTATTATTGGCTAGTTATGCACAATCAATCGATGTTGATGCAAACAATAACGTATATCTGTTAACAAATATTCCAGATGACCACTCAACACTTGTTACCAAATTTAATTATCTTGGGCAGAACGTTTGGAATACATTGATATCCGATTCAGAAGATCCTAAAGATATTGCGGTTGACGATGAAGAATTTCCATACTATGTTGGTCACCACAACCTAATCACTGGTTTAGATATTACAGGCGAACTATATTTCACACACTTTAATGCAACGATAGCAAATACACATTGTGTTGTAACTTTACCTAATAACCGTGGTGTTTTGGTTGGTTCAGATGGTGGTTACGTTCACAAGTTTGATACTGAAGGTGTTTACTTATGGTCAAATAAAGTTGTTGCAGCCGGAAATACAATCATATCATTAACTTATGATACATCAAATAACTGGTATGCTGCATCGAATACACATGTCTATAAATTTAGAGCAAACAATCTGTTAGTTTGGGAAAAACAAATTCAAGTTAATCCAAATATAACAACCATAAAACACAGTAATAACTATTTGTATGCAACAGGAAAGAATTTAAATGGTGCAAACAAGGATGGTTTTACAACATATAAATTACATTCTGCCAATGGTAATTTGGTTTGGGCTAACTCATTACAAGTAAATGGTGCTGCAACTCCTGGTCGTCATGGTTTTAAACGAATGGACGTAAAAGATAACTTTATCTTAGGAACAGGTTATGCTTATCCAAATAACAGTCCAGTTGCTGTAGTAACAAATTACCAACTACCAATAGATGGTTCATTACCAGGAACATATTTTGGTTCTAACTCTACCACTTGGGGAGATTTCACTTATGTTTCTTATCCAGAAGCTTCAGTTCAAACCAGCACAACAGTTGGAACTGGCAACACAACATTAACAATTGCTGAGAATACCAACTACGCATACACAATGAATGTTGTTCAATATCAAAACCCAAGTCCAGAAAATGAACAACAAACATATTATTTCTTGCAAAAATGGAACTTTACAGAAAATGGAACACTAGTTATACCTTCTTCTGGTTCACAATTAGCTATTGAATTTAGTGGCAAATCTGTTGCTAACGTTTCCAACATATTGTTTGCAAATGGAACCACACAAGTTGGTGCAGCATTACCTTTAGCAAATTTAAAATCAATTCTAGCTGCGTCAACAGATTTTACTGATTTTAAAAATAGAATTTCACAACTATAATCAACTAAGAAAAATATGAATACCTTTGATAAAAATATGGAAAAATTTTTTGAAGTAACACCAGTTGAACCGGTTCCACAACCATTGATTCCCGTTGAACCAAAATCACCTGTTGATAATTTGGATTTAAAACAAGATTTAGTTGATTCTTATGAACAAACAAAATCGAATTTACAAGACCTGATTGATTCTGGTAAGGATGCAATGGAAGAATTACGTCAAATTGCCAGTGCAGGTCAGCACCCACGTGCGTTTGAGGTTTATGCCACATTATTAAAGAATATGGTAGATGCAAACAAAGAACTATTGAACGTGCAAAAACAAATGCGTGATATGGATGGTAAGAAAAATACAGGCGATACAAAAATAGATAAGGCGGCAATTTTTGTTGGTTCAACCGCAGAGTTAAACAAACTCATCAAAGGTAATAAAGAATGATTGATGATGATGACTACGGTCAATTAAACGCCAATGATTCGTATAGAGATAATCCTTTACTTAAAAAATCAGGAGTAAAAGTAGATTATACTCAAGAGCAGGTTGACGAATATATTAAGTGTGCCAAAGATCCTGTTTACTTTGCTGAAAACTACATCAAGATTGTTAACGTTGATGAAGGTCTGATGAAGTTTAAGATGTGGCCATTTCAGAAGGAAATGATTAAGACTTACCACGAAAATCGTTTCTCAATCACAAAATGTCCTCGTCAGGTTGGTAAAACCACCACCTCCGTAGCATATCTTTTGTGGTTAACACTCTTTACAGAAACTCAAAACGTGGCCGTTCTGGCGAACAAAGGTTCTCTTGCACGTGATATTCTTTCAAAATACCAGTTGGCATACGAAAATCTACCAATGTGGTTGCAACAAGGTGTTGTGGTATGGAACAAAGGTAACGTTGAACTAGAAAACGGTTCTAAGATTATTGCTGCATCAACATCTAGTTCTGCCATTCGTGGTGGATCATTTAACTGTGTATTCTTGGACGAATTTGCGTTCGTTCCAAACAACATTGCTGAAGAATTCTTTAACTCTGTTTATCCTGTAATTTCATCTGGTAAAACTTCCAAGATTATTATTGTGTCTACACCAAACGGTATGAACCTGTTCTACAAATTGTGGATGGATGCTATCAATAAGAAGAACAACTATAAGACCTTTGAGATTCATTGGTCGATGGTACCAGGTCGTGATGAGGCATGGAAAGAAGAAACAATCCGCAACACAAGTGAACGTCAATTTAGACAAGAATTTGAAACCGAATTCTTGGGTTCGTCTAATACATTGATTTCTGGTTACAAACTACAAACAATTGTTTATCGTGATCCTGTTGCCAACCATGATATGATGAAAATCTATGAACACCCTGTTAAAGAAATTAATGGTGCCAAATCGGACCACCTATACTGTATTTGTGTGGATGTATCGGAAGGTAAAAACTTAGACAGTTCAGCATTCCAAGTTATTGATATATCACAGACACCATATAAACAAGTTGCGACTTATGCGAGTTCATCAATCACACCAATTTTATTTCCGACAGTCATATATAATGCAGCAAGATACTACAACGATGCGTATATATTGGTAGAAATTAACAATAATCCACAAGTTGCAGACTCTTTACACCAAGATTTTGAATATGAAAACCTATGGAAAGTGTTCACAGGCAACAAGAAGCCCCAACAATTGAGTGCAGGTTTTGCCCGTGGCATTCAAATGGGTCTAAAAATGTCACCTCAGGTTAAGGCAATTGGTTGTTCAAACCTAAAAACCTTGATTGAAGGAGACAAACTATTAATTAATGATTTCGATACTTACTCAGAACTTACCACATTTGAACAACAAAAAAATTCATTTGCGGCAGCTTTGGGTGCTAACGATGACTTGGTCATGTCTCTTGTAATTTTTGCTTGGGCAACAACTCAACAATATTTTAAGGAAATTGTAAATCACGACATAAGAAAACAAATTCAATTAGAAAAGATGAACCAGATGGACGAAGATGTTTTACCAGCTCCAATCATTGAAGATGGTTTAGAACATGATTTTGAAATCATCGGTGGTGATTTATGGGAACTTGCAGATGGCAATGAGACATATGCAAAGTTTATGAGGAATCAATTCGAAAGGTTATAAATCCAGCCTTTCATAAATACTCTTATGGTATTTTGCCAAAAGAACATAATAATTCAAGGAGAATAAAATGGCATTTCAAATCTCTCCAGGCGTAAATGTAGCTGAAGTGGATGCAACAACCGTTGTTCCAGCAGTTCAACAAACCGCCGGTGCATTTGCTGGAGCATTTCAATGGGGTCCAG